GTAGCGGTCAAATCGATACCAATTTTTCCATCGGTGACGTAATCAGCCATGATTTTGCTCCTTATTCAGTCATCACGCCTTGGAACTGGAGTCCCGAGGCAGTCATATTGCCAGCCCAGCCGATCAAGCGCACGATGGCATCTTGATTGGTGGACATACGCTCATCACCAATCGGAACAAAGTTACGATTTGCGTGAGGACGGAAGAAAATGTACTTCGTGTTAAGGAAGTAACCAGTAGATGTCGGAATATTGCCGCCGATACCACCGTCAAGAACAACGTCAGCGTTCATGTACTTGGAAGCAACAAAGCCAAGTTCAGCCATCTTGCTTGAGCCAGGGAAACGCTGAATGTTTTGCAGGGAACTCATAAAGAAGCCCCACAAGTTGTTATCCAACAAAATCAAATCAACAACGTCAGAACCGCGACTTGTCTTTGCATACAAACGGTTAAAACCAGTTTGGATGTTGGAGCTAGAAGCAGAAGCGCCTAGATCACCTGAGAAGTCGAAAGTCTGATTTTGCCAAAATGACCATGTTGCACGGTCAATACCACCGACCACACCTGTGGAGGGCGATGCAACCACCATAGCTTGCAAACCTGTGATTTGCTTGCCGTTGTTGGCTGTACCGTCAGAGTAGATACCAGTAGAGATCAAGTTCTCAATGGATGCCTCGGCAACGTCCAAACGTGCGTCAAACAAATCAATAATCTGTTCTTCGCCGCTGTTTTGGAGCATCTCCAAGCCATTGATAGTGACTGCTACGGCTGCCTGTTTAATCGGGAACTGAGCCGCGCTGATCACGTCCGCTGGGGAAATGTTCAGAACTTCAGCGCCTGAGTAGTACATGGCGGTTGAGTTTGCTTGGAATGACAATTCTTGCAGAATGGTCGAACCACCAGTAAAAGGCTTGTAACGGCCTTTCTCGCGCAGGCGAGTCAGCAACGCATTGTTTTTGGTCACGTTATCGGCAACGATGCCCGAGCGTGATTCAATGGTAGTTGCTAAAACGTCTGAGTAATTACTATTGGCGTATGCCATGATTTACCCCTTTAAAAATTTGCTGACCGTAACGCATTTGCGATTACAGCTCGGCGGTCTGATTGACTGATTGGGCCTGAGACCGCGCCGCCTGGCGCACCCCTAACCTGCACAGCCGCTTGTTTTGCTTTCTGTACCTGATTCTGTGCGGCATAGCTTTGTTGCTGTTGAGCATATAAACTTTGTGCCAATTGTGGATCAAGTCTTACAGCGGTTTCATATGCGATCTGCAATTTCTCGCGTTCCGACATATGACTAATGTCCCCTAGAACCTGCGGCGCTTGGAGAAGCGACAACATACGGTCTTGGACTGCCTCAAAGTGTGCGTTTGCGGGGTCGCTCGCAAACTGCTGGATTACAGAGAGTGCTCTGTTTTCATTCTGTTTCTGTGCTTCATACTGCGACTGCGTGATGTGTGCCGTCAATTGCTGTACTTGTTGCGCTAATTGATTGTAGTGCGAATCCTGCTGTTGTGGAGGTGCTTCGCCGCCAAAGTAAGCCGCCACTTGCTCCAAAGGGATTTGGAACTGCTGAATCATCTGAGCCACCGCTTGGGACTTCTGTTGCGGTGTGCCTGTTCTCAGCAATGCCGCCGTCTGTAGCAATGGTGCAATTGCCTGCGCTGGCGTAGTGTTCTCATTACGCAAAATCCACTCATAGGGCGCAAACTGTTCGGTAATGGCGCGAGCTTCAGCATCCCTTTGTTTGTATGTGCTGATGCCCTTTTCGTAGTCGGCATCCCGCTGGGCAAAGGCTTGCTGTAGTTCGGCTGGCGCTTTCTCCCAATGTTCTTTTAGCTCAAGGCGCAGGCTTTTGGGCATCTCAGCTCTAGGCTTTTCTGCCATCTGAGGCGCTTGAGTCTCTGCGGTTGGAAACTTAGGTGCAAACTTACCGCCCTCGCGGGGCTGGCTTGCGGCGTGTTTGCCACGGTTTGTCGGTGTCTTGGTTAACGCCTCGCGTATCGTATCGGCTCGGCTTTGCGGCTCTGCTGGCGCTGATTGAGGCGCTTCTACCGCTGGGGTTTCGGGTGCTGGTGTTTCTACTGTGTCGGGTGCGACAACTTCGTTTTCCATCACTTCATCCTTTTCATTTGTTCCAAAGTCATTTTGATCATTTCCTTGCGCTCAGGCATGGGACGGTTGTGTAAACGGTTTGCCATCTCTACGTTTAGGTTAGACATCTTAACAGGTGCAATCGGTGCGCCTGGTCGGTCAAACTCTTGTACCGTAGCCAATTGACCGCGCAGCCTGTCTCGGTGCGCTTCTTTCTTTTTATTCCACTCTTGCTGTGCATACTTAACGTCAGAATGCCCCATCTCGATTGAATCGGTGCGCTTGAGGTGGTCACGCCATTGCTTTCTACCCTCAATCATTACGCCATCAGGTGACATGAATGGGGCAATGTCGCCCATGACCGTTGTGTACTCACCGGCTTGGCCCTTAGACTTTTCGTAAGGCTCGCTACCGTCAGATGGAAATACCCATGTTGTTCTCACATCATCTCCAAGATCATTGCAATATCTTCTTCATCACGTTTGAGCTTAACACGCACCTCAAGGTCTTTGACCCTTTGCATGAGCAAATCATAATCAATTTGTTTTCTGACCGCAACCTCTATTGTTTGCTCAGGCGCGGAAGTGATTTCTTCTCTTACCTCGGGCGGTAGACCAAACAGCGCCTCTTGCAGTTTGAGCTTGCGCTGACCCTCTAGCTTTCGATCTTTAGCCCATTGTGCATCGCGCTTTTTTTCGTCAAAGCCAAAGTGACCGCCAAGCAGAATGTCCTCTACTGGCGTGGGTGCAACTCCAACGCCAATTGTGGCAAATGGCAGCTCCGCAAATGATGCGTAGCCAAACACTTATGTTCCCCAAGTGGCAGAGGGTGCGCTTGTTACCCACAGACCTGTTGCCGAGCTGTAAACCAATATATCGCCATTGTTTGGGTTTTGTGCCGACACATCGTGCAGCTCATCCATCTCGTAACCGTTTTGCACCTTGACAATCAATTTACCGTGAACTGGGTGAGCATGGGCAACAACAGCCACATAGACAAGATGCTGTGGCGCATACGGCTTGGTTGCGGTCAAAGCTCCTGCCGTGGTCGGGCTTAAATAAAGCTGCGCCCCATCGGTGTACGCTGATGTGTCAAGGTCATCAACCAACCCAATGATGGTTACATACCCATTAGAGTTGTTGTTCAAGTCACTTGTTATCAATCCCAAAGTCTGCGCTGATGTGGCATCGCTTGTAGCCAACGCTTTAGAAACAGTTGGAAGCTGTCCTGTTGCGCCTGAGATATATACCGCTGTTCCTTTTGTTAAGGTTGCACCTGTTGAATTTCGTACTCGCTCGACAAGTACAGAGGCTGGGGACGTTTGCGACACCGCAAGGTCAACAACCGATCCAGTTGTCGTAACAATGACGCTTCCATCGGAAGATGCAATTGACGTTACGGTGTGTTCAGCAGGCAACGTAACAAATACATCCTTAGTGCCAGCCGCAAGATCAAGTTTTGAGCCTGTCGAGGAGGAGATTACGGTTGTCCTTGCTAGTGTCCCGCTAGAGTAAGTACCGATCCCCACCTCCCATTGAGCGCCGCCCGAAATGGTGTAATAGGTCGTATTGCCGTTACCAATGACAGCAAATGACTGAAACCCTACAACCGAGCCATCTAGCGTGATCGTCCCAGTACCTGTTGAGGTGGTGGTTTGTCTTACCCGATCAGCAAGGGCTAGGCTCATGTGGTCTCCACGCCTATTACTAAGCCATCAGCACCCCTGATGACTTTCTTGGGTGCGTTAAGCCTTTGCATGGCAGCGCCAATGTTTTGCATTGATTCACCGTGCAAATTTGCCATGTTGTCGTGCAAGGCGGTTATTTTGTCCATTGCTTGGACAATCGTGCCGCCCAACTCATTGGTTATTTGTGCAGCCGCTGCTTCAACCACTGGTAAGTCGATGCCAGGGTTGCTACCAATCCTTGCCACCATGATCTTAGTCGCTGCGTCAAGTTCTGCTTTCCATCGCTCATATTCTTCCTTTCCAGCCATTTCTCGGGCTTTAATTTGGAGTTCATTGTTTTGCTTGGCGGCTTCAAAGTCCGCTTTCATCTGCGCCAATTGCATATCTGCCTGCGCTTTTGCCTGTTGCATCTGCATATCAAGTTGTGCCTGTGCTTGCGCCAATTGTGCATCTGCTTGCATCTTCATCTGTTCAGACTGCGCTTGTGCTTGCATCCGCATCTGTTCGGCTTGCTGTTCGGCTTGCATTTGTAGCATCTCGGGCGGTGGGCCAGGCTGTTGTTGAGCCGCTTGGTCTGCCTTGTCTTGCAAGGCTTTCATTGCCCTCTCGACCGCGCTCTCCAATCCCCGACCGGCTCTAAACCGGCGTACAAGGAATAACAACATCTCAGAGGCCATTGGCAAAGTTTCGGGCGCTTGGGCGATCATTGGGATTGCCTCACGCAAGAACAAACCAATAGCTTGGATGGCTTCTTGTGCGCCTTGCTTTTCTGCTTGCTCATCAATCTGAGCCAAGCTGTCAGCCTCAACCGCAATATGGAAGTCGCGAATGGTGCTATTAGATAGCATCTCCAATGCCGCTTGCAACATCTGCGGGTCTTTGCCGTCTGAGGTGTTCATCACCCCAGACATTTGCACAATTAGCTCAGGCGGGTAGAACTTACAGATAACTTGCGCTTTGAGCTTAAAGATGTCGGTGGCAAACTTAGCCACATCACCTTGGCTGTTTTTAAGGCGCAAACTGCCAAAGTTGGCCTTGAGCTGTTGAGCACCAAGGGTTTCTTGGGCTTTGGACGATCCACGCAAGATGTCCGATATGCCCATGATCTCGTAGATCGACTGCTTGACCTGTTCTCTGGCGGCGTACAGCTCTCGCAAGGTCACAATGATCTGCGAGGTGTCCATCATGTCGATAGCGCCCTTTAAGCCGCCTTTTTCCGACATTGCCGCCCATCCAGTGACAGGGAATAGCTTGTTGTCCACGCCCTCGCTAAACATCCGCGCCAGCTCTTTGAACTCAGCATTGAACACACCGACCGCTTTACAAGCCTTAGTCAACAGGTAAATGCGTTGTGTCAGGTTATCCAGCTCTTGCGCCTGATCCTCGTACTCACAGTAATCAGGTACAGGAATCATTGTGCCGGTGGTGGTGGTTGCCATCAACGGTTTAGGGCATGGGAAGAATTCTTCTAACTCTAGCGGGTCATCACGCTCATCTAATGCCTGTGGATAACCTTTGGCAATCCAGCAAACCTTAGCCGTGCGCTTGTTCCAAATCTCATAGACCATCGCCTTTTTGTCGTAGGTCATCTTGGCGGTCAATGGATTCTTGCCGTCCATGTCGGTGTTTGAGCTGGTCAGGCTGACGTTGTTGAATACGTCACCAAAGCGCTCTACCCCCTCCTCCTTGGTCA